ATACAAGGAGGACAATAAAATGAAATGTGGAAAACGTAAGTGTGAAATGGGCAAGCGTAAGCCCTGCAAGTGAAACGCCGCTCAACAGTTAACTCAGCCGGGGTTTACACAAAGCCCGGAATGAGGAAGCGTCTCTTTGAGTCCATTAAGTCTGGCGGCAAAGGCGGCAAGCCGGGGCAGTGGTCCGCGAGGAAGGCACAGCTTCTAGCCCTCAAGTACAAGAAGAAGGGTGGCGGGTACAAGACGGCCAAATGAAGCCACAACAGCGCAGCTTAGCCAATTGGACCCGTCAGGAATGGCGCACCCTATCCGGCAAGCCTAGCCTCAAGACTGGCGAACGCTATCTGCCCAAGGCTGCATGGGAGGGTCTTAGCCCCGCTGAACGCGCCGCCACCAATAGGGCCAAGCGTAAGGGCATGAAGGCCGGAAAGCAGTTTGTTAAGCAGCCCAAGAAGATTGCTAAGAAAACCGCTAGATACCGCTAACCATGCCACTCACTAAAAAGGGTAAGAAGATCAAGAAGGCCATGATGGAAGAGTATGGCAATAAGCGCGGCGAACAGGTGTTCTACGCTTCTCGCAATAAAGGCACCATCAAGGGCGTTGACTTCAAGCGTCGGAAGATGAAGTAGTTGAGCGGGAGGATAGTGTAAACTACCGTCATGCCTCGTTACAGCAACTTTGGTCCCCGTGATAATACGCTCACGGAGGATGCGGACATTGGCTTTTCTCGGTTTGGCAATCGGCTACGTCCCGACCAACTGAAGGCTGGCGAGCTTGCTATGTCCGTAAACGGACGCATGAACGTCGATGGGACGTGGCAAGTGCGTCCCGGTGTAGATACGTTTGGCCCTACGATTGGGTCCGTGAATGAGGCTCTAGCCCTGCCGTTCTACATGTGGCCCCAAGTAGTGATTAGCTCGGCCACCCGATCTGGTACGACGGTTACGATTACAACGTCTACCAATCACGGGTTTTCATCATCCTACGCTGTGGCGATTGTGGATGTCAGCCCCGGCACCGTAGATCCCAACGGAAACAAGACTATTATTGTTACTGGACTTAACACCTTTACCTACGAAATTGCTGGAGCTTCTGGTACTGAGACCTACTCGGTTAGCGGCACTTCCAAGGCTGGTGGGGCTATTGTTGGTGTTACTGCCTTTAATGGCGCACTTGGTTCTTGTTTGTTTTCTGACCCAGCAAGCGACAGTCAGGAGTACATTATTCTAGCCTTATACCAAAACGCAGTCGCCATCAACATGACGACTAAGGCTACCACCACGATTGCGTACCCCACGGGGATTACGCTTACGTCCACGGTGAATATGCTGCAAGCGTTCAACAAGGTGTTCATCTTCCGTGACGGAGCTACGGCTCTGCAATGGAATGGCAGCTTTTCTGGGTCCCCGGCGTTCATAAAGGTAGCTAATGGAGACTATGCTGCAAGTTCCTACTTAGATGCGGCAAGCAACACGGTGATTGCAGATGGAATTGTCACCGTAAGCGAAACTGCACACGGATTAAACGTAGGCAACCTTGTGTTTGTCGTCGATAACGGCTCTACTGCTTTATCCGAAAGTATCCCCTATGTCGTAGCTACGGTGCCTACGGTGAATAGTTTTACGTTTTACGCAGAGGTAGTAGATTCGTCAGCAACGAAGGTGGTCTACGCTAAGAGACAGCCTTCCCAGCTTGGCTTTACGCATATGCCCGCGCCCCCGTGGGGAGTCTATCACCAGCGGCGTTTGATTGTCCCCTATTACTACAACACCACGGGCAGCAGCGGCAGCGAAACAATTACGGACCGGAACGTCAGGGATGAAATCCTCCTATCGGACGTTTTTGACTCAGATACCTACGACCGCATCCTCAACCAGCTAAAGGTAACTGCAAGCATCGCTGACTATCTTCAGTATGTTCACCCGTTTACTGAAGATAATGCTGTCATCTTCAACCGCAACTCCATTCACCTAATGATGGGACTGAGCGGCTCGCTAAACGACATTAGCCTCAAGGAGATTACCCGCGAGGCAGGGTTGGTAGCGCAAAAGAGTGTCGTTACTATTGGCGACAAGATATTCTTCCTTTCGGATAATGGTATCTACGCTACGCAGTTCCAAGATTTGTACAACCTTCGCGGCGCAGGACTGCCTTTGTCTGACCCCATCAATCCCCTTATCAAGCGGATTAACCCAGACTACGCGCACAATGCTGTAGCCGTCTATCACGACAATCGCTATTGGATTGCAGTACCAATTGATGGCAGCACGACTAACAATGCTATCCTGATTTACAACCTTCTAAACCAAGGTTGGGAAAGCATGGATTTGATTAATCAAAGCGGTTGGAATGTTGCGAATCTAATTGTTAGTGGAGCGGGCGGGGTAAACAAGCTATACGCCATTAACAGTTTTGGTGGCGTACACGTCATTGATGAACGCCCTGATGCGTTTGACTACATTTACACCACTCCCGGTGTTGCGTCTAACCCGTACCCAATTGAGTCAGAGGTGAGCACCCGCCAGTATACGTTTAATGACGTTGGCCGCAAGAGCTTCAATTCTTACGAGGTTCACGTTGAGTCGTCCGATCAGGAACCTAGCGATGCCGAGATTACGATGATTTCGGAAAACATCGACAAGGAGGCAGAAATGTACACCCTAGCCGAAAGTCTTGGCTTCGATCTTCCCATCGCGGAAGATAGCTCTGTCCGTGGCCGTATTGGCAACATCCGCGCCTACGGGATTCAGATGAAGTTCGTGCCAACCAAGGGCCGACCCAAACTGCGAATGGTGAAACTTGAGGCTTCTCAAGCGTTCCGCTCTGTGACAGAAGCTTCTTAATGAAGCCCATTTACGAGGCCAAGAGGATTGCCCTTGAGGCCGGGGAGAGCTTTGAAAAGAACCTGACGTTTTATCTGGAGCATGGGGTGGTAATTAGCCTACCGGATAGGCTGCTTATGGGGAGGGCGATCCAGCTAGAGTTGGGGGAGGATGTCTTGTACCCGCCCAAGCCAGATTGCTGGTTTGTCCATTGCGCCGTGGGGTGTGACTCTGTAACATGGTTTTGCGACCAAGCCCCAGTCAAACTTCCTTACATTGCATGGCGCAGGAATAGAGACAAGAGTGGTAGACTAAGGGTGTACAATACAAGTGCCTTTGAAAGGCTTGCGCGTTTACTTACTTAAATATCATGGGTTCTACTAGAATTTCAGCCGCTCCCCCGCCGCCCGCTCCTGTTGATCCGGGTAAGGCGGCACTTGATTACATCAACGCAATGGCCGATCCGGCCTTGCAGGAGAAGCTGCTTGGCGCAGAACAGCAGTTCCGCCCGCAGTACACGCAGCTCAATCTGCAAGAGATGGAGCAGTATTTGCGTGGTGTTCCCGGCAAAGATGGACAGCCGGGACAAGCTGGTGCAATTGACATTCTCAGTCAGGTTACACCGGGTCTTGTTAAGGCTCAGGAAACGGCTGATCGTCTTCAGCGTGATGCAGACATTCGCGCCCTTCAGTCTCAGAGCGAAGGCTATCGCACGGCAATTGAGAAGGCCAATCCAGAGATGTTTGCGGCCCTCAAAAGGGCTGGGGAGATGGGTGGGCCGACCGATTTCTATAAGGATCTTGAAACCGCGATGTCCAATACGCGGATCTTTGGAGACGTAACGCCTACCTCCGCTGAAGCCTCTTTGGTTGGTGGAGTCCCACAAGCAAACCTCCAAGGTTATGGGGCTACTACGGGTACTGCTGTTGAACAAGCGGCTGCCCAGCCTGTGTCTTTGCAGGGCTTTCAAGCAGTTCAGGGTCAGGCAACGATGGCTGGTGCTGCTCCGCAGGCTCAAGCTACCCTGTTGGGTGGTGCGCCCACCATGGAAGCCTTGTCTGCTGGGGCTGTGCCGATGGTGCAGCAGCAGGGTTATCAGGCTGAACGTGCTGCTGCTCCGACTCTTGGGGCTGCTCCTACAGTTCAACAGGAGGGTTATCAAGCCCAGCAAATGCAAGCGGCTCTTCTTGGTGCCGCGCCACAAGTAGCTGCTCAGGGTTATCAAGCTCAGGGTTACGGGGCTGAACGATACGCAGCAGAGCGGGCTGGTCGCGTTTCTGATATTACTGCTCAACAGGTTGAACAAGGTCAACTTGGTCAGGCGTTGTACTCACAGGCTTTGCAGGCTGGGCCTACGTCTGCCTCTGAGACTTTCCGCCAGCGTGCGGCTCAGATGGCTACATCTACGGGCCAACTGTCGCCTGAGGAGCTTCGTAATGCCCAGCAAGCCACCCGTGAAGCCTTTGCCTCCCGTGGCCTAGAGATGAGCAATCAGGCTATTGCTGCTGAAGCCATGTCCCGTGCGGGTGCCGTGCGTGAACGTCAGGCTCAGGACATTCAGCAGGCTTCTGCTCTCAATCAGGCTTATCTTGCCGATCTTAATGCTTCTCGTGGGTTTTCTACGGGCGTGTATGGTCAGGACTTGGGCCGTCAGCAAGCCAACCAAGCAGCTAACTTGCAGGCTGCTCAGGCCAACCAAGGCGCAAATTTACAGCTTAATTTGGCAGATCAAGCTGCCATGAATCAGGCGGCTCAATTTGGAGCCAATGCTGCAAACGAAGCATTTCGTTTTACCGCTGGAGCCAGAAATGAAGCTGCTCAGTTTGGAGCAGGCGCACAAAATGCTGCGGCATTAGCTAATGCTCAGCAGGCCGCCCAGTTTGCAATGGCGAATCAGCAGGCTCAAATGCAAGCTGGTACGGCAAACATGGCTGCGTTCAACCAAGCTAGTCAGTTTGGTGCTTCGGCTCGGAATGCTGCTGCTATGGCAAACGCTGACCGTGCAGCGCAGTTTGCTTTGGCTAATCAGGGGGTTCTCTCCCAGACCAACTTGGCTAACATGGCTGCTGGCAATCAGGCAGCGCAGTTTGGTGCGGGTGCGCAAAACGCTGCGGCTATGGCTAACGCCGAACAAGCCGCTCGCTTTGCCCTAGCTAATCAGCAGGCCGGAATGCAGGCTGGGCAGTTCAACGCCCAGCAGGCTGCACAGTTTGCTCTCGCTAACCAGCAGGCACAGATGCAGGCCACTCTTGCTAATCAGGCGTTGCTTGGTCAGTATGGGTTGTCCAACCAGTCGGCAGCCAACCAGTTTGGTTTGGCTAATATGCAAGCCGCTCAGGAGGCTGCTCAATTTGGTGCGAGTGCTGCAAATCAGGGTACGCTGGCTAACCAGCAGGCGTATCTCCAGCAGGCTGCTGCCAACCAGCAGGCCCAGCAGCAGATGATTTTGGCTAACATTGCAGCCCAAAATCAAGCCGCGCAGTTTGGAGCGCAAGCTGGTAATCAGGGAATATTAGCTAATCAGGATATTGCTATGCGTACTGCGCTGGCTAATCAAAACGCGCAGAACCAGTTTGGTATGTTTAACGCGGAGCAGCTTACAAACGCTGCAATGGCTAATCGTGCGTTTCAAGCTACTCAACAGCAGCAAGGGATTAGCAATCTTGGTATGTTGGGTCAGGCGCAGCAGGGAGAGTTGGCTGCTAATCGCGCCTTCCAGAATCAGCTTGTTGGAATGTACGGTGCAGCCTTTGACCCCATGAGTGTTGTGCTGGGTCGTCCGTCTGGTGCGCTGGGGGTTGGTCAGGGCCAACAGGGTCTTGCTGCCAACATGATGAACACGATGGGTGGTCAGGTATTTAGCCCTGACGCTGGTGTTAACCTCGCCCTCCAGCAGAACGCCAACCTTAATAACTACTTGGCCTCCACCTATGGTGCGCGTTCTGCCGCTCAAGGTGCGCGTGCTGCTGGTATCTATCAAGGCATTGGCAGTGCGCTTAGTGGCTGCTGGGTTGCTCGCGAAGTGTATGGCAACCACAACCCCAAGTGGCTTGCATTCCGCGAATGGCTGTACACTAAGGCTCCCAACTGGTTTGCTAAGCTCTACGAGAAGTACGGCGAACGCTTTGCTGATTGGATCAGCGACAAGCCGCGCATCAAGAACCTCATCCGCAAGTGGATGGATAGCCGCATCAAATCCCTTTAACTTATGGCACGCATTGGAACAGGCATTAATGCCAGTCTTGGCGCGATTGATTACACTCCCTATCTCAGGGGGTCAGTTGCTGGTAGCGAAGCTATAAGCAAAGGCATTGCCGCTTTGGGTGCTGGAATTGGAAAGGGCATTGATCGTTACCAGCAAAAGAAACAAGAGGAAGACATTCAGAAAGCACTTGGCAATTCTGAGCTACTAACTCTTAGCACCAACATCCAGCAAGCGAACAGTTCTCCAAATAAAGAACTCTATGCTACTGCGCCTAAGGTAGATCAGCAGAAGATTGATGACCTACGCAAGCGGATCAATAGCTCAAATAAAGCTGAGCGAGTAGCTGCTATCTCTGAACTTAACACCCTTAACCAAGGCTTTAAGGATGCTCCAGCTAAAGCAATTCAGGAGCTTCAGTTTACTTCAACGAAGGGCGCATTGCAGGATCAGGAGCAGGAGCGCAAAAATCGCTTGGCGATGACTGAGGCGTTTACGTCTACGCCTAAGACCAAGCAAACCACCGTTAATGTTCCAGAGCTTAGCGTAACTAGCAAAGCACCAACCTTTACTGGCCTTGGCGAGTTCATGTATGGCTCCACCAAGCAAGAGTCTCCTGCCAAAACTGTAATCAATCAGGCTCCTGCTGGAACGGCTGCATTCCTTGGGCAGAACATGAACACGGGGAAGTACGAGTATCTAAGTGATCGTGCTCAGGGTGCTATTAATCAGCAGGAGATGAAGCTGCAACAGCAACGTGAGCGTTTGGCCCAGTTGCAGGACATCGTTGATAATGGAATAACCCGCACTACTCAGCCTATCTTTAATGCTCCAGCAAAGACTGAACGTCTTAAACTTGCGCAAACCGACAGAATCAATGTCGATAATGAGATTTATGCATTGAAGAAAGCAACTGAGTTTCAGACCAATCAAGTTAATGAACTTAAAGAACGAGCCACTACGGCAGAAAAGTTTGCTGGCCAACCGTTAACCAAGGAAGCTGGAGATCCAGTCCTTGAGAAGGCAGCTAATGCACTTGCTCAGTTTGATAGGCGGGTTGATGTTCTTAAACGCAATGTTGAGGTTGCGATTAAGGATCGAGAGGAAAAGTTGGACGTTCCTCTAACTCCCGATGAACGCCTTAATGAGTTTATGTCTAGCTACATTGAAAAGGGTGGGCAAGTAACTCCTAAGCTAATCGGAGAAATGAAGCGTACCTTTGGTGCAGACATTGAGCACTTTAAATTTGGCGATGTTGAGGGAATGCGGTTTGGAGATTCAGTTAAGATCTTTGATGAAAAGAAACCCCTTAGTGTCGCTCAGCTTAAGTACGCAAATGAGGGTAAGTACAATCAACTCGTATCTGCTGCTGCTCGCGTTGGCTTAGATCGACTCAGCCCAGAAGATCGCCAAGTGCTTGTTGAGCTTAACAATCGATATGGCTCGGAAGAGGCTGACCTTGTAACGGGCGTTCGCCGCAAGCGCATGATTCAGGACATTGTTCGTGATCGTGCTGTTGAGCTTGGACTTACCCCGAGACAAAGTGAGTTTGTTTCTACCCCCGCTACGCCATCTAAACTTGGTGCTTCTAGGTTTGGCATTTCGGTGGTAAAGTAATGTCCTATGCCCACCTACAGGGTTACCGACAGCAAAACTGG